AAGTCCCGCTACGGTTGCCCACCGGCTTCAGCCCAATTCACGGTATAAGTTTATGGCTAGCAGCCTCGCGTTTAGCTGCGCGTGCTAACTCCGCACGGGATGGGCTGCTAGCCTCCTTTAAAACATGATTACGAAGTCTGCAGTACGTTGCCAAGGAACGTGTACCATTTATTTGTCTCCAAGTAGATCATGCCCGCCTTTTGTGAGAACCCATTGGTCCCGGCCTCGACCTTTTGATCTGTAGAAAGCTTGAGCGTAGAACCATCTGCGGTAAAGTCATCTACCTGAGCCAAAAACGGCCCATTGATAGCGATAATTGATGACCCGTTCCGTATGTGACGGAAGAGGACAACGTCACCGATCGACGGGGAAGACGGCAAAGTAACAACGACCGTAGCGCCCGAGGTCGCCGGGCGAATGAAGTGATACTTGCCTACCTCTGCAGTAAAGTCCGCGGTCTTGACGAAGTAGTGTTCGTCTCCCCGCTGGCTGCGGTCTGCCACTCTACGTCTTGATCAATAGATGACGCTTTCGCAAGGACTTGATTGATCGTCCCGCCGTCGGGGATGCCGGTCGTGATAGCAGAAAACCCGACCGGGTCCCTGGTCTCTATAACCTCGACGTCTGAGTTCGTGAGGACAATCCTTCGGAACCCTTGGTAAAAGACGTCAGGCATCCTCCCGTCAGCGTCAAGGACCACCGGGTTAGGATTCTCGATCGTGTAGTCCTCGTCGGAATATGTCGGCGCGAGGTTGCTGGTCCCTGTGTCATAGAAGAAAAGCAGCCCGCCCGAGAGTGGCTCGCCGTTTGAGTCAAAGAATTGCTTACCGATGTTACTCAGCCTGGGCATCGTCGTCTTCTCCCATCAGATCCAACAGATACGGGACCGCCCCTACTGAAGCTATCGTCGTCGCCACGCCAGGCGGTTGCAGCTCCAACCAGTCGCGGAACGCTCGCGTCCCTCGCAGGGCGTCGTCTGCTGATTTCGCGTTCTTTGTAGCCGCCGCCCTGAGTGCCTCGCGGAACTTCGGGGACTGCAGGAGCTTCTCCGCGGCCCCCGTCCGGGACGACGCATCTGCGGCCATCTGCACAACATCGCCGAGCACCATGCGCCCACCTGGGACGCGCTGGCTGAGGCCGAGAATCTTTCGCAGCCACCCCCCGTCCTCGAATTTACGAATCACGGAGTTTGCTGTCCTGGACTTGTTCTCGTACTGCAGGGCGCCGTAGAAGCCCTTCGCGACGGAGTGGATGTCGTCCATCCGCTGGCGCGCCTCTTCGGGCAGGTACGAAAAGAAGAAATCCTTGACCTTTGGCGAGCGGTTTAGCTGGTCGTAGTATCCGACAAAGCCCTGCGATAGCACGGACTCTGACCTGGCATTCGCTGTGAACATTCTATTCAGGAGCGTCGCCGCTGCCTCCTGACGACGACCAGCCGGTAGCGCGTCCATGACCTTCTTCAGTTTCGCCATGCTCTGACGGTCACCGAGGTCTTTTACGCCGGCATCTACCTTCGACAGCAGGTCCTGGTCTAAATTCTTGCCGAAGAGGTCGGCCATCCGCTCTTCAAGCCCTTTCCGCCTGACAGTCAAGGCGTTCGCCTCTTCAAAGACATCACCGACCCCGAAGTATTCCGCGGTCGCTTTCTGGTCTTGTCGTAGCGCTGAGTAGAGCTTCTCCAGGCGGTCGGTCGCGTCGTCCTTGAACGGGCCGGTCTTCTTCCTCAGGGCTTGCCCAATATCCTTCCGTATCCGATCAAGCGCGGCGTATGTAGGCGCGCCCTCCTCCTCTATCGAGTCGATGATCCGCAAGACCCGCTTCTCTGCGCTGGTCAGGAGATCCTTAGCCGGCTCCCGCCCGCCGTAGGAGTTAATCAGCCCGTCAATGAGCTCCTCAGTGTTCCCTATCGGAGCGCGAGCGGTTGACGGTATCTCGTTGCGCACACGATCAAACGCTATCCCTTCCAGCTCTTCAAGCCGTGAGCGAGCGGCTGCGAAGTCTTCAGCGACGTCGGCATTCAGCGCCCCGCGGTCAAGGGTCCCGCCCATCATGGTGATCGTCTGGTCGACCTCGGCCTTGAACTTCTCAAGGAACCGCGACTCCGCAACCCCAAGCTCGTTGGCGCCAGATGACTTTAGGCCCTGCTCTGCCTCTTGGAAGGCGCGATTCTGAGACACCGCCGAGGCCGGTATCAGGTCATCAACGCCGAGCCGCTCCGCTGCTGCCATTATCTCCGGGTCTGGGTCAACCGCCCGAGCGAGTTCCTCTGGTCCTTTGCGTGTCGCGCTCAGTGCGCCAGTAATATCGTCAGCGCCAGGCGCAGTCCCGGACTGAGCGGCCTGCGAAGCAGCAGCGGCCTCTGGCGACCGCTCGGCGAGGTCTAGAACCTGGTCTACAATGTCGTCCGGGGTCATCCCGGCTTCCTCGGCTGCGCGCGTTACCTCGTCAGACAAGTTTCCGGTGGCGTCAATTACCGGCTCCAGCGGCTCCCGGTTCATCACCCGGCGAACCAGCGAACGGCCAGCGCGATACAAATATGGCAGGATAAGATCAGCGCCAACCGTAAGACCGAAGCCGATAGCCGCGCCCGCAGGGACATTCTGCTCTCTACCTGCCGCAACCGTCGCACCCTCAGACGCTCCGACGCCTCCCTGCGCCGCCAGGCGCGTCGAAAGCCGCGCGCCGGCCCTCGTAAGCAGCGCGTCGACACCGACACCAGGGACCACAAACGGGAGCGCCTCTCCGGTGACCTCGCCGACGGTAGTCGATACCGGGTAGCGCTGCGATAGATCCCCATAGGCGGCCTCTACTGACGGGTCACGCGGGGCGGGGTCTTGGCCGGTCATCAGGGCCTGCGCACCGCGTCGGTCGTTATCAAGTCCCCTCCCCATCGCTACATTAAAGCGCTGCACCCCTGAGAGCTCGTCGTTCTGTTCCTGCAGCATCGCGCCCTGTTCGAGCTCTGCCATCGTCGGACCGGGCTGCTCTGCCGGCGGGGCACCGGACTCGAAGTCGGCCTCAGTCGCTAGACCTCGGGCTATGGCGATCGCTTTAATTTCCTCCGGCGATGTCCCGCGCGGGACGCCGTCGATAGGCACCCCGTTGGGCAAGACGACCCTGATCGTGTCGCTCACTGCTGGACTCCGTTCACCAGTTCATCCCATGAGTAGGTGGACTTGTTTGCCGCCTCTCGCTGAGACGTAAGCCAGCTCTCAAGAGTATTCCCTGGCCGTCCGAGGTAGGTCGCCGCGCGATACAGATAGGCCTCGAGTGCTTCTTGTGCTCGTATCTTGCGTTCCAGCCACGCGCGCAGCTCTGGCTCGGTAAGGTTATCCGGGAGGGCGGTATCGAGGGCGAATTTTAGTTCATCCTGAGATAGCGATCCGAAGGTCGTGTTCTGTATGACATTAAGTCCGAGCTCTTTTTGCACCTGGTCGAGCGCAGCAGACGCTTTTGAGACAGTCGGGAGCCGGCTCATAATCGGGCCGGTCTCGGCGCCTCTATCAAGTGTCTCGATGGCGCGCTGCATGAGGCGCTTGCTTTCCGAGACTGTCTGCAGTTTCTCGTAGGCCTCGCCAGAAAGCTTAATCGCCTGCTTTCCGGCTGCGCGCTCGCCTGATCGCAGGCCTTGCACGTCAGCGCCGTACTCTTGGGCCTTGCGTATCGCTTCGCTTGCGGCCTCTCCGGTCAGGCGCTCACCTGATGCGCTAAAAACATCCACGCGCTTCTGGTCGTCGACCATGACAGTCGTGCCATCGTCCAGGATCATCGTCTTCGGGGAAGACCGCCCGGGGCCTTCTTTCTGCGCCTGTCGCTGCTGCCATTGAGTCAGGATGGCGCCGGTCGTCTCCATGAACGACCCGACGTCGCCCGACTCGAGCATCCGCAGCCCCTCTTCGGTGTCGCGCATATCAAGGCCCATCTCTGAACCGGCCTCGAGACGATCGCGTAGCCTGGCCTTGGCGAGATCCGGGCGCCCGCGGTCAATTAAATCACGGGCGACTTGCGCGTCACGGATAAAGGCCTCCCTCCGGAGCTCCTCCATCTTCATACGCTGCTCGCGCTCACGGCGCTCTTGCTCAGACTCATCAGCCCGTGTGCGGGCGTCGTAGTAACCTGACATCGCCCGCTCGCGCTCGAGAGACGCGCGCTCTGCGGGGCTCATCGCCCCGTAGGACATTGCCGCGCCGACCTCAGAGATCCCTGAGCCGATTCGCTGCAGAAAGTTTTGTCTAGGCACCGAGGAGCCCCCCGTAGTCAACACGCTGGAACCCGTCGTCACCCGTGTGGACAAACTCGGGCGGGACCTCGTCGGCCATCACCCCGACCGGAGGCTGATCGCCGACAATACTCCTGGCCTCGTCGGTCCAATCCCAGCGATATAGGTTATGTGCGCCGACGGTCCCGATCTTCTCGATGTTTGTCTTCAGTCGCCGGTCCGACGGAAAGAACCCACCGATCGCGCCGATCGCGTCCCCGATCCCGCCCAGCCCGTCGCCGATGCCTTGGACAGTATCACCCAAGCCTGCGCCGAACCCCGTGGTCTGCCTAGCATTCGGCAGCCCCTGGATCCCAGCGAAGTTCGCCGCGCCTGTCTGTGTGTTACCGGCCAGTGCGTTAGCGTAGGCCTGCATGATCTCCGCGGCCCCTGCCCCGGTCGCGAGCTGGAGGTTAGACAGGAAGTTCCCGCCGCCCCCGATCACGTTCGACATATCCCGCCCGGTCCCGTACATCAGGTTCGCGAGGTTGCCACTGGACTGCGCCGCGTTGTTGGCGATCATCTCACCGGCACGGGCACGGCCGGCACCGATCTGGTTCCCGGTCCCGTAGATCATTCCCGCGGCGTTCCCGGCGTTCTGGTTTGATATACCCGCGAGCGCGTTCCCAGTCGCCATCGCGTTGTCCGAGATCATCCCCGCCCCGAGCTGCGCGTTCTGATTGCTCAAGCTCGCAAGATTCCGGCCGGTATCCATCCCCGCGGAGAACGTCTGACTGGCACCGAGCTGCGCGTTGCGGTTGGTCAGGTCAGCCAATGAACGCCCTGTCCCGACCCCGGTATCGAGGGTCATCCCTGCGCCGAGTTGAGCGTTCCGGCTTGTAGTGTCGGCCAGCCTGTTCGCCGTATTGACCCGGGTCCCTAGCGCCATGTTCCCAGCGAGCTGCGCGTTCTGATTGGTCAGGTCAGCGAGCCGCCCGCCGGCCTGCATCATATTCCCAGAGACTTGTCCTGCGGCCTGCAGCCCGCGGTCAGATATAGAGCTCATGCGCCGGAAGGCGTTATCGAAGTCCTGGGCGGCTAGGCCGATCGCGTTCTCCTGGAGCTCCCTCTGTACGTTGCTCCCGCCCAGCCCACCGGTAGCTGCCGCGTTTCTGCGGATCGCCCGCTCTGACTGATCAAGCAGGTAATTGAAGCCCGGCGATGACATGTAGCCCTGAAAGGCCTGGGCCTGGGCCTGCGGGCCCATACTACCCGACAAGGCCGCTTGGTAGGCGTTACCCTGCGCGCCAGGGGCAGCGAACGGTTGCAGGGCCTGGTTGGCCGCCTGAGTAGATCCGGTCAAGTCTTGCCGGCCCTGCTGAGTCCCCTCGCGAAGGAACCCGATGCCCTCTGTCAGGCCCTGCTGGGCTCCCTGATTGAGATCCGCGCGAGCCTGATCGTTTCCCTGCTGTAGGAGACTCATCGCACCCTGCAGGCCCTGGGTTGCACCGCCCATGATGTCTGCACGACCCTGGTTCGTCGCCTGCTGGAGCTGCGCCTGGCTGCCCATCAGACCCTGCGCGGCGCCCTCCATCAGGTCCTGCCGGCCGCGGTTCGCGCCCTGCTCGAGCAGGTTCAGTCCGCCGGAGAGCGCGTTCTGGTAGCCGGCCTGCAGATCCTGTCGGGCCTGCGTGTTTCCCTGATCAACGAGGTTCAGTCCGCCGGCCAGGGCCGCTTGATACGCTTGCTCTGCTCCAGCGAGACCCGATGACGGGGCACCGAAACCAGGCGGGCTGTTGGGTGCTACTTGACCCCCGCTCGGCCCGGCATTAGGAGGCGCTTGTGTGAGCGGGGGCGTGGTAAACCCACCAGGGGCCTGAGCCGGCTGTTGCTGTTGCGCCGGCTGCTGGGCTTGCTGCTGGGCTTGCTGATACTCTTCGCTCTGCATGATCGACTGCCGGAGCATCTCAGGCGTCCAGTTTGAGTGCTGCTCGCTTGTCCAGTAGTCGAGGCCCTCCTGCCCCGCGTTGCGACCTAGCAGGTCTTGAAACGCCGACATAACTTGGAGATCAGTAAGCCCTCGCGATGTCCCGCCACTCGGGAACGCTGCCCGGGCCGCTTCAAGCTGCTCCTTGGTCATGCCGTGCTTACTAAACGGGTCCGCGCCGGACTGTGTGAGCGCCTGACCACCATTGAAGTTCGCTTGCATCGTAGGCAGCCCCTGCTGGTTGAGAGCTGTCTGCCCGGGCTGGACGGCCGACTGCACTCCAGACTGGTTCATGCGCCCTGTCTGGCGGTTCATGCCCTGCGGGGCTCCGCCATACTGCCCGCCGTTCTGCTCATACCGCCGACGCTCATCGGATCGACCGGCCGCCGAGAGGGCAGCGTTTTGCTGGCGCGAGAACCCGGGGTCACCCTCCCACGCCGTCCTCGGGTCTATCCCAGCAGCCTGCAGGCGCTGCTGTCCAGAAATAGCGCGGATCCCGCCTTGTGGGATTTGGGGCAGGCCCGAGCCCGGGGGCTCGACCCATCGGTAGCTGCCGTTTGCTTGCTTAACGTAAGGCATTAGAAGGCCCTCCCACTAGACCAGCTCGGGAAGCTGAAGTTAATACCCCCGGACGAAAGCCCCGGAATCTGCCCTGCGAGCGCCGCTTGATAGGCTGAAGCGTTACCGACTCGCGCCCGCATCTGGGCACCAGTCTCCTTGTCCGCCGGCGGCGGGATACCCTTCAGGCTGTAATACTCCGGGGGCACGATCGAGTTATCCGGGACCTCACCAGGGGTCGTTCCGAATCGCCGGTGGTTATATCCACCCTTGCCTTGGAGGTTCCCGTCAGGCCGGGGCGTCAACATACCCCCAAAGGTCTCCTCGTTGTCGTAGTCGTACTGTACGCCGCGCCGGTATTGCTCTGGGTTGATGTTAACTGATCGCAAGGGTGAACCTCCTCGCCAGGCGATCGACGGCGACTGCCGTTGTAGCTGGACCTCTTTAAGGTCTTGGTCGCGGGAGCCCAACCAGAGCGGCTTCTCGGTCTGGAACGGATAGCCGGCCTTCGCCGCCGAGCTCATCCCTATCATCACAGGCCGTAGCCCAGCGGGGTTCTGACCAAACTCACCGCCGATACCTGTCGGCCGGCCCATGATCGCGTTCTGATAGGCATCCATCCCGCCGAGTATTGCGCGCTGAGCGTTGATCCCTGCCCGGGATAGAACATTGAGCTGAGACTGCGGAGCGCGGCGCGCGGTCTGCAGGGCTGACCTAGCTGATTGCTGATAGGCCTCCTCTGCGCGCGGGAAGACGTCAAGAATATCCTGACGCGCGGCGTCCGTGGACTCCTGCGCGTACTGCTGGGTGCGCCGATTGGCAGCCTCTTGATATTTTATCCCGGTCGTGTCGTTCTGGTCGCCGAACAGCCAGTCACTTACGCTAGACATTAACCTCTCTCCATCTCAAGCTGCAGGATCCGCATATCGTGTAGCTCGCCGTCTTTTAGGAATCCGCGCCTTGCGGTCCCGACGCCCTCAAACCCTAGACTGCAGGCGAACCAGATCACGTGCCGGTATATCTCCGGTATGTAGGCCACCATCGCCCTGAACGGGGCGTGCTCCGTAACGTAGTCAACCCAGGCCCTCCCGACTTCAATCCGGTGCCGGCGCTCCTCCGGCAGGATGTGCGGGTGGACATGCAGAAGAGAGGCGTTCGCCGAAGACACCGTCAGGATTCCCGCGGGCCTCTTGTCTACGGTCGCTAGCAGGTACGCCTCTCGCGCCGTATTCGGGTACCAGTCACTGAACTCCTGCCCGTCCTCGGCAATCGTATCCCAGCAAGACCCGACAATATCTCGGACCAGGCCCGCGTCATGTGTCCGGTTTATCGCTATATCACATCCCACTCGTCGGCCCCCACTTTCCGGAGCGCTATCTCGCTGTTCTGAGAGAGCGTCGGGATCGTCCCGTTGATCGTAAGCCCGGTGGTCGTGATTGTATGGGTCCCGGTGCCAGCGAATCGGAACCGGAGCACTGTACCGGTGGCGAAGTCGGTATCGGCTTCAACCGGTATCGTCACCGCGACACTAGCTTCCGTGAACCGCAGGAGCTTGTTGGCGTCCGACAATGCCGCCTCATAAGGATTGTCCGAGACCGATACGATTTCCGGCGGCGCCTCGGAGGCCTGTTGGATAAAGCTATCGACGCGCCCTAGGAACTCCCGGAAGTAGGGCGTCGCTTTCCCGTCCGACTCAATCAATCGCAGCCCGGCAATGAATTTCTCTGACTGGACGCTCATCCATCACCTGCCTCAATATCCGCGGTGAGCTGAGCGACCCGGTACTTGTACGGCTCGGAGAACGTGAACCGATAGCAGTCGAATCGATCGACTCGTCCGTTCCGGCGCCAGATTGCACGCCGATCGTACTCCCCCTGCTTACCGATCGGCCTCTGCCGTTGATACTTGAAGGTCTTCCCGCCGTCAGTTGACCTGGACATTACAACCACCGGGTCCCGGGTAAGTGACCCCATCCCAGACTCAACCGTGAGCTCCATCCACGGGACAAAGAACGGCTCCATGTTGTTCTGGAAGGGCATCGTAGTGAACTCGCGCACGATCGGGAACCCGAACTCCTCGTACTCGCTGCTTGAGAGCTTGCCGACCCTTGGTCCTTGAGTGTCACCGACCCATATCTCACCGTAGGCGGCCAAGGGGTAAGCGCCGCGCCATGGCTTAATGTCGAACTCTCCGGGATTCGTCTCTACCCTTGACCTGCGCTCATGCCAGCGCCCGGTCGTCAGATCGTAGACGATGCTCGTATTTGTCAGATTCCAGCCGACAAAGTAGTGCCCGTTCTGGGCGTATGACCACGACGTCGTAAGATTCAATTGCGGGGAGACGAACGACAATTCCTCTTGGATGAGCTGATCAATAGCCCGTGTGCTGATCTTCTGTGTGTCGTTTCCTGACGACGCCCATACCGCAAGCTGCTGGTTCTCACCAGCCCCGAGGAACAGCAACTGGTTCAGCGCGACCTGCGCGGCGTACCGGGACACAAACCCTTGATCAAAGAAGACATTGATCCGCTGGAACGGGAACCCTAAGCCCCCGACGTTAGAGAATGCCTCTGTGGTTGTCGCGCCGCCGACGTAGAGCTGGTTACGGAAAACAACCGGCGCGACGACGTCGTCCGGAGAAGACTCCACCGACCCGAAATCAATAGCATCAAATACAAGACCCTGGTTGAGATTAGAGATAATGACCTTGTTACCCGCCGATCCCGATGTGTTCGTCGTGAAGACAAAATACCCGTCGAGGAAGACCACCGCCGCCGGGGTCCCGTTTGCGGTGAAATCAGAGTCGGTGACCTCTTGGAGGTCGTTGACGTCATCATAGACGTAGCCGTCACCGCCCTTAGTGCAGATAAATAGCTCCTTCCCGTTCTGCGCCATCGTCACCGGGCCGGTCCCTGATATAGCCGGGCCCTTCCGCTGGGTCATAGACCCCCCGCTCTCGGACAGCGCATAGAGCTTGTCACCGAACACGAAATAGGCAATCTCTCCAAGCAAGTGAGACCCGCGGCACTCTCCGGATGGTGTCACCTCGGTGAGGACCGCATCTACCTCGCCCTCCGGGACCACCCACTCGCGCCAAACCGTTACGGTCTCCTCAATACCAGGAGTAGAGTCCAGCGTCTCCTGTGCGAGCGCGGGGCCATCATCAACCACCGGATAGAGGTTGATGCAGTCCTGCGCAGATACCGGGAGCGAGTCCAGCCGGTAGGACCCTGCAGCGATAGGTAGGACAGATCGAGGCATCAGTCGATCTCTATCCTGGCATCTGCTACAACGATGTCTGTCGTATCGGTGTCATTCGATACCCACGCCTCAAGGTACTCACCTGGTTGCAGTGTGACATTGGCATCGATGGACGCATCCGCTCGCGTGGTTGACAAGGCGACCGGGGTTGTCGAGACCTCCTCGGCACCGTTGCGCATAAGCACCAGCGTCGCGTCGACCGCCGCCGCGCACGTCGCTGTGATGTAGAGCTTCGCCGAAACCGACACCTGCTCAGACAGCGGGTTCGCGAAGCGACCAGAGCTGGTGAAGGTCATCGCTTCAAACCCGTCACTGACCCACGTCCCGCGTATTCGGACCCTGGCCCCGATTGTCGTGATGTCGGTCGGGATCGTGTTAGCTACAAACCACGCGACACCCTGGACGTCCTCGCTGTAGTGCGTCAGATCCAAGCTCGGGTAGTCATCGTTCCCGGTACCGAATGGGAGCGTCGGCGGATACGATGAGTGAATCGGGACCTGGCCGATCCTCCGCAGCGCGTACATACCCCGCATGGCCTGCTGTACTAATACAGGGGAGACCTTCCCGCCGTAGTCAGGCGCGACCTCAATCGCCATATTCGAGATGATCCCGCGCAACGCACCAGGAGGCACAGTGACCTCGTCAGCAGATCCAGTGATCGGGGTAAACCCGAGCCGGACCCCGCGAACCTCTAGGTCTGCCATGAAATCGTTCAGGGCGTCATAGTAGTCCTGGTACTCATCGGGCTCGAGCGGGGAGTCAGCCGCCTCTACCAGTATCAGCTTCAGGCTGCGGTTCGCGAGGTCCAGCGCGGTAGCCATTACTCAGCCTCGTCTGATTCCGGGGGCTGGTCAATGACCTCCTTGCGCGGCCGGCGCCTAGGTTTCGCCTCCGCCCAGCCGAGCGACTTGCAGTATTCGACGGTCTCCGGTGCGTCGTTTGTCTCGACGCTGGTGCCGTTGGGTTTTGTCCACTTCATAGGGGCCTCAAATAAAAAAAGGGGCGGGACATACGTCGCCGCCCCACTTATCGCCTCACGCAGGGCTTACGCTACGCCGAAGCACTGACCGCCGAAGAACGGGTTGAAGCAAGCGAACGCCGGGAGCATATCGAAGCGGATCTTCTGCTCGTTCTTGTCGAAGTCTGAGCCCTTGGATACCCGGATCGAGAACCCGTCGCGGGTCGTCGCTACGGTATCGATCGAGTTCAGCTTCTTGAGCTTCACCGTACCCAGGCCGAAGGCCTGCTTGTGGTAGAGCATAGAGGGCTGGTAGATCGTGGCATCAGTACCCAGGATCGTGATCACATCACCATCAGCGAGCGCGGCGTCGACCGTGTTGTACTGGCCGTTCGCCTCGAAGATAGCAGGACCAGCGACCTTGATAGTGCCCGCGCCTGCGGTGAACGCTTCAGAGTCCTCTGTCACAACACCGCGCCACTTGACTTGGTTACCAGCACCGTCAATGAACGGCTCGCGGGTAGCCAGTGAGAGCTGGAATTTCCCGGTCACCTCCACGATCTCGCCGGCCTTGATGACCGGGGTACCGCTGAAGCCGTCGACGTTGATCGTCTGGATCATCGTATCCTTGTGCGCGACATACGTAGATGCGCCTACAGAAGCGACCGCACCCGCCCGGTCGCCGGTCGTGGAACTCGTCCGGGTCTTCAGGCAGTTGGATACCATCACCCGCGCGCCGGCGAAGTTCTCATTGATCTGCGCCTGCTCCCATGCCGTGTTCACAAGACCCGCCCGGCCTGAAGCCAGAGCAGATTGTGCGTCGGCGAGGTTCGATTGCACGTAGGGGTTCATGGTGAAGTAGAGATTGTCTGAGGGGATCCCCATCGCCATCGCCTTCGCGGTAGCGCCGGCAATATCAGACCATGCGTCGATCGGTTGGTCGGGGTCGCCGTAGCTGAAGCCACCGTTGTTGAGCATGAACTGGCCAAGGTTGAGCTCGAGCGTGGTGATCATCCGTTCCGCGGCAGGGCGCAGGATCTCGTCCAGTTGGTCAAGCTCAAGGGCCTCTTCGACCTCATTGTAGTCGACAGCGACCGTGATGTAGTCCTGGACCGTACCCGTCGCCTTACCGGCGATGAAGTCGGACTTCGTGGAGCTCGAGATGTCACCGGTCGCGGTCTCGATCGTGTTGTAGTCATGGGGACGCTTGAAGTCCACCGTCGACCCTGATCGGGGCGAGAACCGGTTAGCGAGGAGCTGGGTATCTACTGACTTGGTGAGGACGCGCTTGTGATCCGCCTCCTCAAGGAATACCCGCGCGAGCTGGCGGGTTACGTTCGATGTGAGGTTGTTAGCCATGACGGCCTCCGAGAATAGGATTTAAGAGTTCGCATTCCCGACGCTGTAATCGGATATGTAGCCAGCAAACCCCGCTTACGCGGTCAAAATCCCACCCCCGGAGAGGGGCGTACCTACAATATACCCCCGCCTTACGCGGTATTCAACTACTCGTAAGTAGCGCCCTTCAGCCCTCGCTCCTCCCGCATACCGCCACCCTTCTCCGTCGCGCTCGGGGGCGGCGGGGGCGCGGTCTTGCGCTTTGAAGACTTCACAGCCCTCGGCCTGACGGTCTGCGCGAGGTAGTCGATCGCGTCGTAGTCGTCACCCTCAAGCATCTTCTGCAAGTGCTCCGGGTTCCGCTCTAAGTAGGTGGTGATCGCCGGCCCCATCTCGTCCTTGAGCATCTTCTGCAGGATAGGGACACGGTTCCCGACCGCCTGGGCCACGAACTGGCCGGCGCGCTGAATATCATCCTGGCTCAGCCCCATCTTCTCGCCGCGCTGGACAAAGGACTGCGCCTGTCGGTTGATGTTATCGAGCTCATACCGGGCAGCCGCCTGCTGCTCGGCCTCCCACCGCGCGAGCTCGCGGAGCCGATTATCTCGCTCCTGCATCTTCTGTTCGAAGTTTTCTTCGAAGGGGTCCGGAAGGTCAGGGACCAGCGGTGCGCCTGTCTGCGGGTCTACCGCAAGCTCTGCGGGCTGCCCCGATTGAATTGACTGGAGCTGCTGCTCGAGCTGCGCGGCTCGGGCCTGCTCGGCCTCTATCTGCGACTTGTAGCGGTAGGTGTTCTTCGCAATGATCGACTCGAGCTTCTTCTGCTGCCGCGGATCGAAAGTCACATCGTCGTCAGCGTCCTCAGCCTCATCGTCTGCTTCCTGCTCCTGAGTGTCTTCAGCGACCTCCGCAGGCTGCTCTCGCGCATCTTCCGTAGTATCGTCGTCGTAGACGAACCCAGAATCAGCGGGGGCCTGCTCTTGCTCTTGTGCTTCGTTCTCGCTCATAGGTGACTCCTGTCCCGGTGACTAACCCCACCGTTGGGCTGCGGCGATTATGATCGCCAGCACTTCCTCGTCGTCGTGGTGGATCTCAGAGATCCCACCACGGCCCCGCGGCCTGTCATCAGGCGGGGGCTCAATGAACTCTCCTGCGTATCCGAAATAGAACGGCAGCGGTGATACAAAGCCAGCTCTGTCGTCTGCGCCCGCCCCTGGCGTGATCGGCGGAAGAGGACCACGGAACCCGGCCTGCTCTGCGGCACCTCCGGACGGGGTAATCGGAGGCAGCGGGCCACGGAATCCAGCCTGCTCTGCCGCGCCACCCGATGGGGTGATCGGTGGTAGAGGGCCACGGAATCCAGCCTGCTCGCTGCCGGCGCCGAGCCCGAGAAGGAACAGCGGTGACTGGAAGCCCGCCACATTAGGCCGGGTCGCTGCCTACTACCGGGTTCGCCGAGGCATCTGTCGATAGGGTCGCGGTCCATGCCGAGGTGCTGTCGTCCTCTTTCCTGACCGTGAGCGTCGTCCCCGATACTGACCAGTAGTTGCGCAAGAACCGAAGAGCGTTCAGAGGCGATCGCGCGTTGGTGTCAGATACCGCAGACATATCCCTGTTTAAAAGGGCGTCGGCGTTGTCTACCGCAGTCGGAATCGCCCCGAGCTGAGTGTCGAGGTCGGCGCTCGCTAGACCTATTGCGGTCCGCACATCGGCCGCAGAGAGGTCGTTAAGGGCCGCCACAAGGCCAGGGATGGTCGTATCCGTGTCTACCAGAATCGCGTCTACGTTGCCGTCAAGGATGTCCACCTTCCCGTCGATCGTAGACAGCGTACCGGGGAGCGTGGTCCCGGTGTCGGTCAGGATGTCGTCGAGGATCTTTCCTGCCTGCGATCCCGTGTAAGCGCCTGGGAGCGTTGTGGCCCACGGATCACCCGCTGATCCCGCTGCGTTCAAGGCATTACCAGTGCTTCCAGCCGTCAAGTGGCCGGAAAGCGCCTCATCCCAGACCGCATCCGCAATATCTGCCAGGGTAAGGCTTCCTCCGCCGCCAGTGATCCATGCTGAATCGCCACGATCACGGATCGCCTCAAGGGAGTCCGTTGATGTGTTGAATGTTGCGCCCTG